CCCGCTGCGAAGGTAGTTTTGCCGACGCCATGGACTCCATGCATCAGTATGCGTGGCGGCCGCAGCGTGCTCGACGTCTGCAGGGAGGACAGTGAGATAGCCATCAGCTCGCACTCCTTTCCACCGCCGGCTGCATGCCAGTTGCGCCGGACCGGAAACCGTCCTCTGCATCGCTGACGTAGATGGCCAGCAGCGGTGTGCCGTCGGCGTGGGTTCCGGCTTCTTCGATGTGATACCGGCGCTGAAGCTTGAAGATCTCGGGCAACTCCCAACGGCGGTAGAGGCCGGGGATCCGCTTCAGAGGCTCAGCAGGGATGACGGTTGTGTCGCTCATCAACTGGGACTTCCTGTTTTTAGTTAGACGCTCGGTGCGTCCGAAATTGAAAAGCCAACGGCGCGCACCGAGCGGGACAACAGTTCAGGATTTTTCATCGACCTGAGCGCGAAGACGCTTCAGTGCGCGCTGGAATCGCTTGCGCGCGGCCGGTTCCGACAGGCCAAGCCCCTTGCCGGCCTCAGCCTGGGTGTAACCATCAACAACAACGCGGATGACAAGGTCAGCGTCCTCGCCAATGAGATGGGTTAGCTCCGCCAGAAGCTTGTCTGGAGCCAGATCGGGGTCGGCAAATTCGCAAATGCCGCCGTGCTGATCGAGATCAAACGGGACCTGCAGGTTCTGGCGATTCGCTTCTCGATGATAAGCCCGGCGCACATCGCGTTCGACATTCATCAGGATGGTAGCTGCGATCCAGTTCACCTGGGTGAGGTCAAGGTCCCGGATCGATTGGGTCGCCCGCGCAAGGATTTCAGAGGCGATTTCTTCGGTGTGCCCAAGGCGGCCCGCACGCGATCGGCGGAATATGCCATCAAGCCCCGGCCAGAGTGCAAGCAGCATCAGTGTAAGAGCGCAGTCACCAGAACGACTGTCGCCCTTGGCGGAAACAATCAACCCAGTGAGGATCAGGTTCTTCTGATCCGGAGGGGCTGTGCCGCGGTGAAGATGGTCCAGCATGGCTGCGTGGTCTGCAAACCGGCTCAGCGCCGGATGGCTAGACCTTATGGCACTGAAACCGCGCTGGAAGTTGAGGGTAGAGGACGATTGAACAAGATGTTCGTGGAATTCGTGCCACGAGGAGGACATTTGACGCCAGCCTGACGGCCGGGCGTCGAGCGCCTCCTAGTGGCCAAGTCAGGGCGTCAAGCGCCTCTCGTTTCGGGGATTTGCGATTGTGGTTGGGGCTTAAGAGGCGGATTTCCTGTTAAGGGTGCCGCATCCATGGCAGTTGGCCGTCACTGGAAGGCCAACGAGATATTCGCGGTGCTTCTGAACCCGAATGTGCAACTGGTTGCCGTTGGCCATGCCGAGGAGCTTGCTACATTGCGTGCAACGCCATTCTGAGATGGAGGTAACGCCAATGGGTTTGGAACGGCTATGGCCGTTGTTGCTGTCAGTATGATGATGCATTTTGAGGCTCCAAGTATTAAAACTGGAGCCTTGATCGCCGCAGATCTAAATTCGTGAAAGCACCGTGCAGCGCACAACGCGCACCGTCGTTTGGAGGCGGCGCGTTGTCGACTGCATCTAGTACAGCCTCATATCTTGTAGGAAAACGTACAGCCTCCTCGGGAGACGGTAAAACCTAGACCCTAAACTTGATCCCACAATTTTTCGCGTGGGCTCGGATCCAGCCTGCAACCGTTCTGTGGCTCCTAGCGGCAGTGTTCCCATGGTTGTCTTCTAGCCAATCAACAAAGTGATCCGCTGCCTTTTCCGCGCTGAGAAAACGGGTTCGGTCAGCCGCGAACTCCTTGTCGAACTCGTCAAGCACCATTTGCTTGATCGACCTGTTTTCAGCGTGCCGAATGTTGTTTTTGGCCGCCGATGCATCCTGCCTTATCTTCTTATCTTCTTCAAGGAGTTCGGCCTTGATCTGTTCTCGGATTAAATTCGGATCGACATTTGAAGATTTCCGCTCTTCAATTTTCTTTTCGTATTTGTTTTTAATAGATTCGATTGCGCGAAGCCTTTCCGCATAAGAAACTGCATCCATAGCCTCCAGCAAATCATTGCAAGCCGTTGCTCCGCCAGGCCGATCTGGGTCATCCTTGGCTCGCGGCACATAATTATGAGAGGCAAAATCGTATTTGTAATTGTACTGACGAATATAGTCATCCAGCTTCGAAAGAGCCCATACTGCAAAGTATTCATATTCTTTAATATTTAATACATCCACCTCATCTGCGTCGAAAAAACTATCAAATCCCTCTTGAAGGGCGTCTAGTTGCCCCGTGTTTTCCTTGTCTCTAATATTAAATTTATCGTAGGCCTCATCAGTGAAACCTTCAAAATGTCCCTCATCGTCAGTTTGAACATATCCAGAATAGCCCGCATTTCGAATTTCATCCTTCGCTATACGCATCTCGTAATCAAAGAATGCTTCGATGATGTGATCACTATCGGTCGCAATGGCTTTAACGTCATCGGTGCTTCTACCGTGGATTAGCGAACGAGCTCTCCAAGCAATGCCATTAGCGTGGTGATGAGGCCAAATTGGTAGTTTCTCTTTGGTTGGCTCTAAGTATTCGAATTTTGACCCCATTGCCCCCTCGCAAAGACTCGTGACGATGTGCTCGTTCTAGGGAACTAAGAGGTTAACTGAAATAGTGCTTCGCAGCTTGCGGGCTAATTGTCCCGTTCCGTGCGACCCACTGGCTTTTCCGTCTCAGTACCACCGCCCGATTGGGTCGGGAGCTGAACGGAGGCCATTATGCAACAACCACACTCTCCGGCGTTCAACGCGGCCATAGCTTGCACTGCTAATATTATGGTGACCGCATGAGCCGGGAAAACGGCCTGGAGCCGCATCTCATGAGCCCTGAAGCCCGGCTCTCCGAGTTGGGCCGTATCGTGGCGGCCGGCGTGCTGCGCATGCGCGAACAGTCCAGTCCTTTATCTAACCATTGCGGAGATAGTTCACTCGCTATCCCGGCCACCAAGAGCGTCAGTCGTCCCCGGGCACAAGCCCGGATCGGAGGACGATAATGCGAGATAATCAGAATATGCAGGTGCTGGCCAGGCTGGCCGCGCTGAAGACCATGACAGTCAACGAGCTGAAGGCCGAATGGCAGACGCTGATCGGTAGCGAGGCGCCCAACAACAGCCGACCGTTCCTGGAACAGCGGATCGCTTACCGCATCCAGGAACTAACCTGGGGCGGACCATCAAAGCCGGTGGCGCGGCTGCTTGATGCACTGGCCGATGAGGTCGAGGGAAAGAAGGTTCGGAAATCGGTCATCAGCGACCCGCGCAATCCGGTGATCGGAACGCGGCTGGTTCGCGAATGGGATGGAGCGGAGCACGTCATCACCGTGCTGAAGGACGGGTTCGATTGGCAGGGGCGGCGATACAAGTCGCTGTCGGCGGTCGCCCGCGACATCACCGGCACCCAGTGGAACGGCTACCGCTTCTTCGGCTTGCGGGAACGGAAGGATGCGGCATGACAGAAACTGCACCAAAGCGCCGCCTGCGCTGCGCCATCTACACCCGCAAGAGCTCCGAAGAGGGGCTCGACATGGAGTTCAACAGCCTCGATGCCCAGCGTGAGTCCTGTGAGGCCTATATCGCCAGCCAGCGCGCCGAAGGCTGGGCGTGCATGCGCGAACATTACGATGATGGCGGGTTCTCCGGCGGCACTCTTGATCGGCCGGGTCTCAAGACCCTGATCGAGGATATCGAGGACGGGCTGGTCGACGTCGTGGTGGTCTACAAAATCGACCGCCTGTCGCGCTCGCTGATGGACTTCTCGCGGCTGGTGGAGGTGTTTGACAAGCATGGGGTGACGTTCATCTCAATCACCCAGTCGTTCAACACCACGACCTCGATGGGCCGCCTGACGCTCAACATCCTGCTGTCCTTCGCCCAGTTCGAACGCGAGGTCACCGGCGAGCGCATCCGCGACAAGTTTGCCGCCAGCCGCGCCAAGGGCATGTGGATGGGCGGGTTTGTGCCGATGGGCTATGACGTGATCGACCGCAAGCTGGTGGTCAACGAGGCCGAGGCAGCCATGGTCCGGCACATGTTCCAGCGGTTTGTTGAGCTAGGATCGGCGACTCTGCTCACCCGCGAACTGGTGGCCAAGGGCACTCTCAACAAGCGTGGCAAGCCGGTCGATAAGGGGTTCTTGTACAAGCTCCTCCGCAACCGGCTCTATCTCGGCGAGGCCGTCCACAAGGGCACCAGCTACCCGGGCGAGCATCATGGCATCATTACGCTTGAGCTCTGGGATCAGGTCCAATCCATCCTGCAGGAGAGCCCCCGGCAGCGCGCGGCCAGCACCCGAACCCAAACCCCGGCGCTGCTAAAAGGTCTGATCTTCACTGCCAACGGCGTGGCCATGACGCCGACCGCCACCAAGAAAGGCACACGCCATTATCGCTATTACACCTCAATGGACGCGATCCGGAACCGGGCGGGCGAAGGCACCGATGGGTTTGTTCGGCTGAACGCCGGAATGGTCGAGGGTGCGGTCATCCAGCACATCCGAGAACTGCTACGCTCTCCAGAGGTCGTGACCCGGGCGGTCGCATCTGCAAAAGCCAAGGATCCTGAGGCTGACGAAAGCGACGTCCTCACCGCGTTGGCGAACTTCGACAAGCTCTGGGAGTCGCTGTTCCCGGCAGAACAGGCCCGAACGGCGCGCATCCTCATCAACCGCGTCACGGTCAGTCAGCAAGGTCTGACGGTCGACCTGCGCACCGAGGGGCTCGGGTCCGTCATCCGCGACATGCTTGCGCCTCGCCAACAGGACATGGCCGCATGAGCCAAGCCCCCGCATCTATGACAGTGTTCATCCCGCTCAGCATTCGCAAGCGCAACGGACGGCCCAAGATCATGCCACCGGTCGACATCGCGCCGGACACCGGCGGCGTCGACCCGCACATCCTGAAGGCCATCGCCAAAGCATGGAGCTGGCGGCGTCAGCTCAAGAGCGGCGCCTTCAGCACCATGTCCGACATTGCCGAAGCTGAAAACGTCACGCCTGCCTATGTCGGCCGTATGCTGAAACTGGCCTATTTGGCGCCGCCCGTGCTGGAGAAACTGCTGATTGCACGCGTGTCGCCGGTCGTTTCGGTCAAGGAGTTGGCGGAGGTTACCGAGCTGCCTTGGGCTGAGCAGGC